GCTTTTTATTAATTATTTTTATTTATTATTTGTTCTCTTCTTTGTAGAGCTCGAGCTACTCTTTCACGATTCCTATCAACTTTTTCTTTCTCAAAACCTAAGAAGGTTTGTGTTGTTTCGGTATCAATTTCTAAGGTACCATTATCAAATTTACAATTTTCAAATATAATACCATCTTTCCCTAATCTAGATTTAACGATTGCTATGGTAGCTAACCCCATTTCTTTTTGTTGTAAAGTTTTAGCTACAGATATAATTACATGTCCCACTTGTGCTTTTTTAATTGACCCTCCCATTTGGTCAGTAGTTACAACATCTGACGATATGGAACTTCTATTTCCTTGTGTTGCTGTCCAACCAGCAATATTTAACTCGTGACACATACCTTCGAATTTTCTCATAACAGAACCTGCTCCTTTCCATTCATCATTAAATGAACGGTCTGGTAATATACAATCTATATAATCTATAAGGACAATGTCTATTTTTGTGCCTTCAGAAATAATTTTTCTTACTTGGTTTTTAATTTGTAACATTGTCATTTCATCTGATGGTAGTTTTTTTAAAATTAATTTACCACCAGTCTTTTTCATTTCATCTGCTTTATCTAAAACAGTTTCTTTGTGTTCACTTAACTTGTCATTAGGTATCCCCGTCCAACAAGTAAAATGTTTTCTCTGAATTATTTTAGGGTTGTCTTCAAAAAATATTTGTAAAACGTTATACCCCATATTAAATGCTGTATTAGCAAATCTCGTCAACATTGTAGTTTTACCCACACCTGTCGGTGCTAATACCACACCTATTTCTCCTTTGGCTAGACCACCGTTTAAAATATTATCTAACCCATCTATCCCAGTAGGTAGTGGGTGTCTATAATCTTCTTCTAGTAATTTTTCTAATTCTGTAAAAATTTCGAAACTACCTACATCACCCTCACCTATTTTAATCGCGTCTCTAATATATTCTTCACATTTGTCATAATTTTCAAACTCACCTTTTTCCATAATACTTTCTACTTTTCTAATAGCCTTTTTTAATTCTTGTTGTTTACAAAATTTTATAGACTTTTCTTTAATAAAAAGGTGGTCTTCAAATGAAGCGTCTTTAATATCTTTTATCATATCAAAAACATTTTTTCTAGCCATTTCTGAAGATATTTCTATTCTTGTTAGTTGGTCTATGGCATCGAAAGATGGTGCTGTTTGGTATTTTTCATAATATTCTTTAATCAACTGCATGATTAACCTAAAATATTGGTTGTCAAAATATTTTGGAGTGATTGCATCAATTATGGACTGAAAAAAAGTATTATCAGTAATAATTAGATTTAATAGTTTTAGTTGAAAGGTATATCCTAGATACCCAAAATTTGTTGTTTCACTCATGTATAATTTTATTTAGTAATAAATACTTTATTCACCCACAATGAGTGAATAATCTTGGTAGTTAGTAATAAGTTTTCTTGTTGATAGTGTTTCTGTTAATTCTCTAAGAATATAAGATATTTGTGGTCTAATATCTACAGTGTATCTAACTTTAGGGGGATAGACATCGGCAGGTAGAATTCTTGTGTATATAACCTTATTGCCTTTTTTAATTGTTATCGTAAAATCCGCATCATCTACGTTATTTTGATTTAGATTTTCTCTAAAATTACTGTCTAATAAAAATAAAGTTTTTTGTTTTAGTTTGTCTTTTATCCCATTTACCACATCTGTCATTACATAATGTAGGTCTAAAGAGTATGGGGCTTTATTGTTAAAATTTCTAACTGAGAAAAATCTTTGACATACTATATTATTTCCTAGAGTTAGTACAAATTCACATTTTTGTGTATTATCTTTTTTTTGTTTCATTTTTTTACTTTTTTTTATTTTTATAAAAATCTTTTTCTATTCTTGTTAATCTTAAAAAAGGCCTTACGAAATCTACCCAAGCATCGTTAGTTCTAGGTAAAATATTAAGTAAACCATCTGACATCATCAAGTTTAAAGCGTTTTTCCAATCTCTCCCTTCTGGGTCTATCGCTTCTTTTGATAAATCTTCTATGCCTTTAATTGCTTTTTTGGTTAAAAATTGTTTGCCTACACCTATAATTTCATAATTAACATTTAATACATTATTAGTGTTTGACTTTTTTTGTGTGACCCCTTCTATAATATTTTTTTCTTTAACACTAATCTTATCTTTATCAGATATAGTTTTTAGAATTTCTTTTAGGGTCACCTTTTTTTCTAGTATTTCTGGTTTTATTTTTACTAATGATTTAATACCCACCATTTTTATACCTTGTATGTTATCTGAAGAATCACCACAAACACTTTTAACTACCCTTACATTGTCAGAGGGTATATATAAACCATTTAATGGTACTTTTTCACCAAATTTAAATAATTTGTTTAAGGAAATGATATGTAAAGATACATTTTTAGATATTATTTGTAGTAAGTCACGGTCTGAAGTTAAAACAATAATTTCTTCATTTTTAGATTCTAAACAATAATATGCTAAACAATCATCCGCTTCACACCATTTAAATGTGGCTTGTCTAACATATAATTCTTCTAAGTATTCTTGTACACGTAATTTTTGTCTATCGTAAGATTGTAGGTCGTCTTGGCTTTTAGGTTTTAATTTTCTATTTAACTTGTACTCCGGATACATCTCTATCCTTGGTTTGGTGTTATCTTCACCGTCCCAAAATACAACTACTTTAGTTATTACATAATCATCTATTAATTTTCTTAATGTGTTTAAAAAATGATATAATCCACCAATGTGCTCGTCATTATGGTACATATTTTTAATACCATGAAAACCTGTATTTAAAAGGGAATTTCCGTCAACTAATAATGTTCTTACCAAGACATTTAATTAAAAGGGTTAAACAATTTTTTTACTCTACTACTTCTACCAATTCTATTTCAAAATTTAAATTTTCCCCAGCTAATGGATGGTTCATATCTAAATTAACACTTTCTTCTTCAATTTTAACTATCTGTCCTTGCACTGGTCTTCCTTGATTGTCTTGACCTTGTACAAACCCATTCATTTCAAATTTCATTTCTGGTGGAAATTCATTCTTTTTAACAGTAATAACAGCTTCGGTGATGTACTCACCATACGCATCTTTGGCGTCTAAATCAATTTTAGTAGTTTCACCAACCCCTAAATCTTTAACCGCGTCATTAAATCCTTTTAATAATTTACCGTCATCAATTGCAAATTCTAGTGCTTGTTCTCTTTCTCTTGAGTTATCAAACTGTGAACCGTCTTTTAATGTACCGACGTAATGTACTTTTACTTTATCTCCTGTTTTTAATTTAGTCATTTTCTTTTTCTATTTTTAAATCGAAATCACCACCAGTACCTAATTGTTCAGACCAAAAAGTAGCATTTTCTTGTTTATATTTTTCTATTGATTTTTTTTCTTCACTGGCCTCTCTTCCAGCTATAAACCCATGGGGTGTTATAAGTATTTTACCATCCTCATATCCCAAACCATTAACATGGTTTTTCATAATGGTTATTTTTGTTCTAGTGGCAAATTTTACTTTTCGTTTTTCTTTTACTGCTGTAATATTTGTAGTACCACCATTTTTTTGATTTCCGAACCTAAACACTAGGGTTGAATTTAGCCATAGTGATTCTCCTCCTTTTGCTTTAATTTTAGGTTGTCCGAATGGGTTATCTGGTAACTCTACCCAAGGTTGATTCACCACTACTAATGTGTTAGTGTATTTTGAGTCTTGTCTTCTAGATTTGCCTATTCTTTGATTTAGTCCCATTCCTATTTTATCAGCTAATGTGGCCGCGTTATGCATTTTACCACCTTTACCTTCAAAAGTCATTTTACAAGGAACTGAACCAACTGAATCCCATAAAAACAATAAATCATATTCTAATTCACCTTTATCTTGTGCATCTAATAAAGTGTTAATGTAATCTGTAATTTGTTCTATATACTGAAAATCATTATTAAATAGAAAAAATCCATCCCAATCTATTTCGCCAGTAGTTTTATCAACCACTTCTTCACAATCAAAACCTAAAATTTTAGCGTGTTCAAAACCCCATTTTTGTTCCGTAATAATTAATACTGGTAAAATACCTTTATTTTGTGCATCAACTGCCGCTTTTATTAAAGCGGTTGTTTTTCCTGTATCTGAATGACCTAAAAACATTTGTAAGTGACCCATCGCTGGACCAGGTAAACCAGTGGCATCAAGGAAAGCTTTCCCTAAATCAAAAAATCTTTCTGGTTTAAAGTTAGCTT